TTAGCAGGTCTTTTTTGAGTTTTCAATATTTTCACTTTTAACTGATAAAAACTTGTCTTTTATGTAGTCAGGAATGAATTTATCTATCTGGTCACGCCATAATAAATATTGATTTCGATTTATATAATTTGTAGCAGCATAAAGAGGATTTAGATACCACTGTTCTTCCGTAGTTCCTTTATCGTCTAAATTTACAACCACATATCTGATAAGAGACAGCGACAAAAGCTTGTCCAAAAATTCTCTCCCTCTTCTACTACTATCAAAACCCATGTATTCATACAAATCATTTCTTTGCAAAGGCAAAACTGCTCGGTTAACCACTTTAGCCAAAACTCCTGTATCTTGCCATATCAATCTCGTTAACCGATAAACCCTTCCCAACTCCGAATTGTTTAGCTGTTGCAAGAGGTCAATATCAACGTCAAGACGAATCAGCTTCTTGCTCCTTGCCCTAAAACGATAACCCTTCTGTTCATCAAAATAGCCTCTGCTGTGGAAATCATTACAGCTAGTAAACTTGCTTACGACTTCACCGGTGCTCTTATCCACTATAATTTTTACGTTCTCAACCGAATACTTATTGCTCATAAAACACACCTTCTTTTAAGGTGACAAAACTATACACTTTTTGGCCTTTTTTTGTACCCTTTTGTCACACCAAAAATAGGCTCAAACACGCACCGTTAAGCCATTTTTAAAAAATTGACCTACAAAGTTGTATTATATATATGTATTATGTAACTTTGCTGTTTTGATTTTTGGTTCTCTATACACGTGGGAAATAAACAATTCTCTACTTAAACATGGGCACCGATACCTCAACCTATCCGCTGTACCGTCTTCCCATTTTCAAGTAAATATACTTCCTTATCTACAACGTAGACTGCTTTGTCGTCTATGATGATAACCTTAACCCTGATTTCTTTATCAGAATCGCTATTACCTAACTCATCATTAAGTGCACAAGTAATAACATGATGTTCTGTAATTCCACATTCGTTAAACAACTCATCTAAGTTAGTTATTGTTAATACCTTAGACGATATTTTTTTACCCTCGACAAATACCCACTCACCATTATTGCCTTTATACTGTAATATCATTTTATGTTGCCTTCTCTCTCAAATCGATTATGCATTAAAAAAGCCGTCTTTAAATTCGCTGTATAAGCGTTTTTAAAAAGACGGCCTTTATGTTTGTACCTGTAGAACCTAACTAACAAGGCAGAATAACCCTCAATAATCATTCTGCCTTACTTAATTAGGCAGGAGGAAATACATGTATGTAAACGGCGACATTTACCGTTACATCAATAATAAAAAAACAACAAGACTGAAAAGTCCTGTTGCTAATTTGTTTTATATACAATTTTACAGTTTGATTATAACACAGCTCAAAACGGTTGTCTATTCCTGGAATGAAAATGTGGAAGGTATTTAATTGATTTTTAAATTTAATTGCGCATCTTATTGACAAGATTTTTAACTGCTTCATATTCGCTATCTGTCATAGCCAAAGCACGACGCCTAGCACCTGCTGGAAGCGTTTTTTTAGGACCTGTGCCCTTTCTTGCCCCACCCCAACTTTCATTTTGAACTGCGATACCAACACCATTTTCGCTATCATAGATAGCATCGGCAATATACATACCACCTTCGTTATAAACCTTTCCGTCATCATCAATCAACAGCGGAATATCTTTCTTTATTCTTTTCTTCATCTCTTTGTCATCTTTCTTAGTTAATCCTCTAAAATTCCAAATATCCATATCTTTAATCATTTTAACCGCTCCTTTTTGGTTTTGTTTTTATCTCTATTTCTTGAATTAAGTGTACTACATTCAAGTTTGAATGTCAACACCTGTTTTCAAGATTTTTAAAAATATTTTTACTCAAAAAGAATAAGCCACCGGCAAATCCAATGGCTTCGATATTAATTAAATTTAAGGTCTTCATTCTTAGCTGTCTTTTTTCATTCCCTTAAAGTAGTCTATGTTGTCAATAAACTTGATTATTTTTCGCTCATTAATAACCACAAATTCCGTCACAGGTTTATCTGTTATTTCCCGCAATGACCGTGGCACATAATCATCCGTCTCATCGTTATATTTTTCAAACCAATATTCAACATTGTCGTCACAGCTTGTATTTTTTAGCACAAAATAAGGATACTCTTCTTGATTAATGGCTCTGATTTCCGCTGCTACTTCTTTGTATCGGTCATGGATATGCTCACCCAAGTCAACAGAAAGTTTAGAGTTCGTCTCTAAGAATTTAACAATACAATCCGCAACGAACTCCTTGTCTCTTGTAAAGAAAACTTGTTGGTTGCCAAGTTCCCACAACACTCTATCTTCCTGTATACGACATTCGTTGATTTTATGATTAAGCTTTGAATCAACAGATTTATCTAATATAGCTACAGTAAGAAAATTCTTTTTACCATTTTGAGACTCTACTGGAAAATATTTTTGGAATAAAATATTCCAAGCTATTGGTATAAATAACCATGAGTTATTAAATTCAATTAACTTTTCACCTTGGAATTCTTTATCAATTGCCCACAAACTGCTACTGCTCATTATTTGCACTCCTTTATTTTTTTATTAGACTACTCTTATTATGTTCTGCAAATTTATATTTTTATTTAAGTCCTTTTCGCATATTACTAAACGGCGATAAAACACCATATCCTACAGCACAAAGCTCAGCAAAATGTAAAATATCCTTGCACATCATGTAATAGGCAGTCTTACTAATGCACAAGGCCTTGCACGTCTTATGAAAATCCTCTTTTAAATCATACTTTCTTGTAATTATCTCACCTTTTGGTACTCCTTTATAATGCTCTCGAACTGTATCTACTACCATTATCCACGCTTCCGGACGAGATATAACTCTTCCGTGGCAAGTGCGTTTATTGTTTGTAAAAGTCCAATATTCAACATATACCCTATTCAGCTCACAAGCATTTCTGATTGCCCTTATGGCCGTTGTATCGCTCACAAGACTATGTCCGCTACCATTACCACCAGTCTTAACTGCACCACCCGGATCAAGCCGTTTAGCTACTATTGACCTTTTTATATCGTCATACTGATTAAAAACAAATTCTATTAGTTCATCATTTAGCAAAACTCAACACCTCGATTACCACAATATCTCCCTAAAATCAATGCCAGGGTACTTACACAGTAACAACTTCTTTTTAATACAATAAACAGCGTCTTTCTTTGTTGCCTCACTCTTTACGTCAACAATATATTCGTGGCCACTAGCTTCTCGTACCCTAAAATCAGCTTTATAGCTTATAGCCCTTATGGTTTTACCTTCTCTTTTGAACTTTGGCTGTAAAACAAATTTTGGCTGCAACTCAAAGCTTTTTATTGCGCCGGCCCTTTGCAGCAACTTTAGTGTTAAGTAATAATTAGCTTCGTCCTGACTATCGAAGGTTATATCATCTACTATGGTCTTTTTGTTGTTATATTTGCTCTTTTTCTTTTCGGGAGCAGGAACAGGGGCTGAAATTGCAAAGGCAGGCTTTTTAATTACAGTGCCATTTATTGAGTGCACCCTGCCTTTGTTTATTAATTCTTGCAGCTCCGACTCTTCACAATTCCAGTGTGTCAACTACATCAATCCTTTAATTTAAACCTAATAATATATATAACTATTCCACCTAACATTCCAGCCAAAAATGCTTCAATCATTTTTTCCCCTTTTCAGTAGTCAAGGATTCCTTGACTACTATGTTTACTATAACTTTTCATTTTATTGCTCCTTTATATTCGCAAACCACTTAAAAGGCAGATTATATTTAGCCATTATTAAAGATTTTGCCATTTGTTCTAGCAACTGGTGTTGCCGACCGTCTAAATACGCACTTTCATAAGTATTATCTTTTTCTAGTATGTTATATTTACAGTGCAATAGCTCATGTATTAGCGTTTCCTCGGCACAATATTTTATAATTCTATTTTTTATATCTTTATTTGGCTTGGCTATTTTTATAACTACTGATTGCAAGGAAAATACTAAATATGAGCGTCCTGTAAAGCCGTCTATTTCTTTTGCTTTTACTAACCGTAAGTCTATTGTCCAATCGTCTAAAAATAATCTATGTTGCCATTCTCTTAAACTCTGATTGGCTTGCTTAATATCTTTGAATTCCATTATTGGTTGCATATTATTTTCCCTCTCAAAACGGTATTTCCTCGTCAAAGGCAACGGCCTGTCCAAAACTTTCCATACCTTGTGTCTCCGTATTTGCATTTTGCGTTTCATGCAAATTGCTATCTCTACGCTCAATAAACTTAACACTGTTGGCAATTACCTCAGTAACATAGCGTTTTTCACCGTTCTTAGCTATGTAATTACGTATCTGCAAACGGCCTTCAACAAGGAGTCTATGTCCCTTGGCCAGACTATTACCACACAATTCAGCAGCTTTACCCCATACCACTATGTTAATAAAATCCGCTTCTCTTTCGCCGCTTTGATTAGCAAACTGTCTATCTACCGCCAAAGTAAACGTACACACAGTTTTATCACTCGGAGTCACGCGAACTTCCGGATCACGAGTTAGACGCCCAAACAATATTATTTTATTCATTGTTTTGCCTCCCTAAATTTTATTATTTTTGTTATTATATTCGTCGGTTCTTCTTTACAAATTAGAGGTTCAAAAATATCTGCTCGTGCTTCACAAATCAAAAGGCAATGCTTCATATCCCATTTTAAAGGTTCTAACCTATAAAATTTTACGGGATTTCCCTTGTATTCCCAGTCATTATCAAAAGTTCTAAGAGGCGGAATTGATACACCAAAATGCAATTCTATTTGCAATGTTTTTGTTGTAACATAGCCTCTATCATCTTCCTCAAACATAAGGCACGGAGATAAAAGTATTCGCCTAGAGCCTTGGCAATTCCCACCATGAGTAACATATTTTTTACAGGTATTGCAAGTTGATGCCATAATATTTTCACTCCTTAGGCATACTATAAAAAACGTTATCCGCCGTTACATCACATTTATAGCCTAACCTAGTGTTTACTTTGTTTGAAAATTCTTTTAAAACTTCACAAGCTCTTACACTATCCTTATATTTACCAATTTGAATAGAGTCTTTCTGAAACCCTGTTAAAGATAGTACAACTTCCTTATCACGAGTAAATAATCTGCCACTAGCATTGCTCCATAAAACCTCGCCGTCTTGTGTCTCTATAAATATCATCTATTTTTTATCCCTGTCCTTTTTGGAGTAATTCATCTGATAAAGAACTTTTAAAACCTGTGATAGCTCAACCCACTCAGCACCGTTTTTATCTATCATTACGTTCCTGCGAAACTCATCATATTCTTTAGTATGCCTACCACACTTCCACGGCACATTAAGACAGACATTGGGACACGTTTCACGTTTATCACACTCATAACAACATTTATTGTTGTTTGCACTGTCTTTACAAGCCAAGTAGCTTGCCGGTGCAGGGCAAAACTCTCTTTTCTTTCTCAATCCAATTTCACTCCCATTCAAATTAAAAGTTTTAATATTTTCACCTTAGCCTTAGTGCCTTTTGGTGCTCTGCGAATACGGGTACTAATGCTATTACTTGTAACTCCAAGATAGACAGCAGCGGCATCCCTGGTATCAAAAATACCAAGTGGCAGTTCGTACTTATCATTAGTCACCACTGCATAGGCCTTTCGTCTCATTTTCCTGCCCCCTCATGCGTTCGAGTTGCCGTTCTAACTTCTTGACTAAGGCATCCCTGTACTCTTCACTTTTTCCGTCTTCTTGCAAAATGATTTTGCATTGTAATAGCATAATTTCCACATCAGCAACTTCCTCTAGGAAGTTATTATTTGCCTTATTGAAACTAATGCTATCTTGATTATTCCTAAATAGTTTATTAATTGCTACGATTAGTTCGGCGCACTCTTCTTGAGTTTGCCTTAACTGTTTATCTTTTCCGTAATGTTTATAAATCTTTAAAACCGATGTATGTTCATAGGCTTTATGATACTGTTCAATTAAAAGTTTTTTTTCGTCTATCATTTTATTTAAATTCCTTCTTTGGCTGTAGGTCTGTATTCATTTCATCTATTTGTGCATGGAGTTCTTGAATGGAAGCAAACTCTTCGTTCGACATGCTATATAAGTCAGCGGCAAAATAGCCCACGTCATTCTTAATCCACGCATGGTCTAGTTTATAATATTCAAAGCCGTTGCTCTTGAGCCATTCTCGGCGTTTCTCTATCTTTTTATTCCTCATTATCAAAGTCTCCCTTGTTAAACTTGCGGATTATTTCATGCAGAGCATGGGCTCTACCAAGCTCATAATAATACTCAGCACTATCAGCATGGACACTGATTGAATTCATATGAGCTTCACGGTCATGTTTAATTAAAAATTTCTTTAGTTTTTCTCGGTCAATCATTCACACTCAACTCCTTCCCTTCCGCAAATAGATTCATTTCCAGTGTGCAACTTGGACTAAGGTAAATCGTTTCCACACTACTGCCACCTGCTGACGTTGCAACACGCTTACTTTGTTTTTCCCAACCGTCTAACTCAGCGTTGTACAATTCGTTCTCGTAAGCACTGATAATAACGTGCCCCTTATGCTTTTTACACAATCGCAACAGTTCCTTATGTTCGCTCTCAGAAGCAAACTCACAATGATAATGTAAATTAGTACGTGTGCTTGATAAATACGGTGGATCAATGTATAGCAGCGTATTATTGTTGTTATACATTTCTATTAACTCTAAAGCATTCATGTTTTCAATCTGGGCCATTTTAAATCTTTCCACGCTATCCAATATCCGTCCTGGCAGTTTTGACCAATACAACGGCCTGAAAACAGTATTCGTCCTGTCATGTGACCATGATGTAGAGGACTTTGTTTTGCCCCCAAAAGCTTGCCATGTTCTAACAAGGAATTGCCTAGCCCGCTCAATATCGTTGTCATGTCCATTTGCACTACGACAGGATGCCTCATATTCAGAACGACTATAGGGTGTCATTTCAATGGCTTTGGACAATGCCTTAGCATTATCACGTACTACTCTAAAAAGATTAATCACGTTATCATCAACATCATTTATAGTTTCGGTACCGGATAGATTTTTAGTAAAGAATACTGCTCCACTTCCAAAGAACGGTTCACAATATACTTTATGCTGTGGCAACATGCTAACTATCCAATCTGCTAAACGCCACTTTGCACCCGGCCACCTTAAAATTGGTTCCGGCATTTTATTGCCCCTTTTCATATTTCATTTTATTGTTTAACTTTTACCCCAAATTCATTACATCCATTTTTTTCCATAACATCAGCCAGAGCTTCACGCCACATCTTTTTTACATCATCAGTGCAATGCGCCATAGCATCTTCCCACGTAGCCGCACGACCGTTCTCCATTTGAAATTTAGTTTGATAATAAATAGACTGAACGTTATGTGGAAGAGCAGGGTCATGCTTTACTGCACAAATTTGACAAACATCTTTGTCCGGTGGTAATAGCATCATTTTCCCTTTAAATTCAACTGCCTTTTTCATGGTATTTCCCTCGCTTTTTATATGGCAATATCCCTAAGTCTCATATTTTTTTTAATGTCCTTACCAACCTCAATAGAGCTGAGCTTAGCCAACTGATATATTCTACTGCCAACGGCTTCATCACAAGCAACGATATCTTTTAAAAATAATTCGCTGCTAATTATCGTTGCAAGTTTCTTGTTATACCTGTAATTAAGAATTTCAAAAGCCACGTTAATATCAGCAGCAGTCGGTCTCTTCCCACGTTCAACCTTGAAAAAATCATCCACATATAGTATTGGAACTTCCTTCAAAGGCTCTATCAAAGCCGTGTATTCCTGCTCGTTATTTACGCAAGCCTTAATCTTTACAACCTCATCACGCCACAGCATGTATTTGCCTTGTAAGCTCGTCTTCTTAATCAGCTCGACAAATACTCCTGAACACAATAAAGTCTTGCCACATCCTACTTGACCGCCTACATAAAGCCATTGCTTATCATGGTCTGCTATGTAGTTTTTTGCTGTTAAAAGCATTCTCTTTTGCCAAGGCTCAGAAGGAACAAAATCTGTAAGCCTAATATCACAATCCACACCGCTTTCGGACATTTGCCTTAATGACCTGCGAACAGCTTGACAACCACACTCTTGTACAGCGATTGAATATCTTCCGTTACCGCTATCAACCACCACACAGTTCCACCCTCTGTTCTTGCAGATGTGACAGTCATAACCTTTTAGGTCACCACTGCAACTGTTAAACTTTTCAGCCTCGTATTTAGCTGCCTCAGCACTGTTAAACCCTTGTGATGTGCGACATAATCCCGGTAAATTCATTCTCCCCACTTTGCTCAGTAATACCGCTAGCTTTGTCATGAACAACCTCGTCTTTCCAACGCTCACCGTTTAAGTAACTAGCAGGGTTGGGAAGGAAGCCATCTTTCCACCCTCTTGTGCGTTTCATGTATTCAATATTTTTCAAAATCTCTTGTAATAAATCATTAGTCATTTTAAGTTTTTTAAAGGCCTTTACTGCTGCAATCTTAGCCACTCTCTTGGGATACGCTTCCCAGAAAGTATTAAAATAAACGTCGTCCTGTGTCATGGAATGGTTACTTACCTGCTTGCTTGCAGGTTCAGATCCTTGGGCCGTTTCAACCGGTAGGTTCTCGACAGGAAAATCGTTGACTGATATGTTTTTATTATTTAACTCTATATCTTTAATCTCTATACTCTGGTGGAGATTTGTCGGTACATTTGGCGGACATTCGTCGGACATTTGTCCCACTGTTTGACCTAACATCGACTTCTTTTCTTCTTGTATCTTGTTCCTATAAACTCTCTTTCTATCTGCCTCAGTGCTACTCTCGCCAATAAAACTTTGAATGTCAGCCATGTACATAGCACCATTATCCAAAATCTCAATTAGGCCTAACTCCTCGAATATCTTCAAAGACTTTTCCACTACACCAACGCTTACCCTAGCAACATTGGCTATCATTTGTGGACTATACGGTATTCTATTATTCAGCATTAATTTCCCATTGCTCTTTAAACTTCGTAAGTAAAGCTTAAGTAGAATATTTGAATATATATATCCGTCCGGCATACTCTCCAACAAAATCATCGGATCTGAATCAAAGAAACCTTCTTTAAGCTTTAAGTAATAATAATGTTTCTTATCGCTCATGTTATTCCCCCTACGCCAAAGAAACAGGGCAACCGGTTGCGGCTATTACTTCACGTTTGAACCGCTCACCGTCACCGTTATTTTTTGACAAATGTATAAGTATGATTTCATCTACATTAGACAGGTCATTAGAGCGCAAAAACCTCATGCAATTTTCTAAATTCATGTGGCTTTTTAATATTCTGTTCTTTCGCTTGCTGTCAACTACGCCCCTGTCAATCATTTCGTTTAAAACGTCCATAGCGTAGTTGCACTCGATCATAATGTGAGTCAAACCTCGAAAACGGTATGGGATGTAATATGTATCCGTTGCAAAGAGCAGCTTCTCTCTTGTAATAGTATTAAAAATAAGAAAAGATAACGGCTCCGCAGCATCATGCAGTGCCTCAAAAGGCAATACCGTCCAATCTCCTATATCGAATTTCTGTAAAGCCCTTATTATATGCAATCTTCCTACACTAATACCCTTGTCAAAAAGTCCTAAAGTCTCGGCCGTTCCTTTAGAGCAATAACAATCTACGCCCCAATCCATGACCTCTAAAATCGCTTTAGCATGGTCTTTATGCTCGTGCGTTATCAAACACCCAAGCATACTGCTTAAACTAAATTTCAAGGCTTTTACAATCTCTTTAATTGGTATTCCGCACTCTAGTAATAGCGGTGAATTATTATTAGCAGTTATCCGGTAGCAATTACCACTGCTACCGGACGCTATTGTCTTAATTTCCATAATTAAAAATCCAGCTTAGGTTCTTTAACCCCAACCGCTACTGCTTCCGCTTGCGTAATACTTACTCCCTGTACTTGTGGCATGCTAGGTTGTTGCTCAATCTTCTTTAATTCTTCCTTCTTTGGCTCTTCTGGAATGATATCAATAACCGGGCCATTATCATGATTGCTTACCGCTTCAGTAAGTTCTAACTCAGCTCCCTCATTCTCATAACTCACTAAAGCCCTATAATTATCATCAATCTTTTTGGGATCAATGAGCACGCCTTTGCAACCGTTTATGATTACTGTCTTTAACGCCATTTCATCCGGCCATTTATCCCAAAAAACTTTTGAGGTTGCACAAGCTTTTCGTTTATTAATCTGTTCCATATTCATGTAAGTTAACGTATTCTTGGTTTTATTACCATACGCTATATAACAGAACCCACCAACAACAGCACCTCTATCAAAAGGACTGGTTATTTCAAATTCATAACTGTCATATTCATGCGCAGAGTCTTTTTTATGTACAGTGAATTTGTCATTTGCGTGTATCAAGTCCTTAGCTATATCTTCAATAACATCATAGGCATACTTTCTAACCTTTATTTCATAACCTGTATACCCTTCTTGAAATGCTAAAGTGTATTTTTTGTAATTACTGTTCCAACGTGGGATAGCTGATAAATGATTGGGAATATTCATATCAAGCCCGATTTTAGAATAAACGACTATTTTTTGAGCTAATATCTCATCTATAACCACGTTGTTCCAAGTAAATGAAGCCTTATCTAATTGCCCATCTTTAATTCTTTTAGCTTCTGCAGTCGCTAAAGCATTATTACAACCCATAAAATAGCCCTGTATAATACCTCGTTGAGCCTCAGTAGTCTTAAATTCCCCTATATTACTAGTAAACTGTTTCATAACTATATTCGTAAAACGCTCAGCAACGGTTTCATTTTTGCTAGTATCTTTACTTGTGTCTGCCATAATATTTCTCTCCTTTATGTCTTCTCAAAATTTTTACCCTACTCGCTTACAATAACAATTACGATAACAATCATCACAATTTTCGTTCGCAAATTCTTCAGCTGATGCTAATTCTTTTTCCCTTTCCTCAGCCTCTTCGGCTTTTTTCTGCTCAAACTCTAAAACGTGTTGACGGTGTGCACTCTCTAGGCTTAATTCTTTGTCAGCCTCACTCACTACCAATCTAATGACCTGTGCATTAGGCACCTCTATAAACTGCGTTACCGACTCAGCATTGTCTATCATTACAGGTGCGCTAAACCCATAAAAATCAATCAAAGTATTAATAATATCTAAGCCAACATTTATCCGTGCCGCATTGTTTAAATCACAGTAAGGTACACCGTTAAGCATTACCTCACAACACTCCTCAATACCATCGTTTGAAACATTTTCTTTAAACATAACGAACCGTGCAAGCTTAAATTTGCTAGATACACGTTCGTTTACCAACTGAGTTTTCACTCGTGTAAATTGATCCACCAAATAAATATTGCTTTGCAAACCCTCATACATTTTCATAGTTTCTTTTTGCTCTTTCAGTAAATCAGCAATGCGCTTTTTTGCAGCTTGATTTTTACTAAGAATGGCACGCATTTTTTCGCGTTCATCAATTTTAAGTTGCACCTCATCTCTTGCCTTAACCAGTAAAGCAAGAGCTTCTTCCATGTTTTTATCCGGTTCTTTCAGCTTATCTTCTAGTAAGGAAATTTTCTCAGACATTGAAATTAAGCTATCAGTTAAAACTGGTTCTTGTGGAAGTGCTTTTAAAGATGCCTCAGCGACTTCTAATTTGCTATCAATTTCAGATAGCTCTCTTTTTTTTGACTCAAGCTCCTTTTCATGTCTTTCAATGCTAGCTAAATGACCTTCTTTCACTACATTATTGGCATGCCCTTTATCCCTTAGCTTGGTAAGCATATAAGCTCGTTCAGTATTAAATTTAGCCTCTAATTCTGCTAACTTAACTTTTGCGTTCTCTACTTCTCCGACAGGTAAAGATTGCCCACATACAGGGCAAACCGTTTCCACTTTGCCAGGTATAAATTGTCTTTCTTTTTCCTCGTTAAACTGTTTGGCTAGTTCATCACGTGTAGCAACACATTCCTCAATTAGTTTTTTCTCATAGCCAATCGTATTTTCAATGCTGCGTTTTTCCCTATCAACATCACTTTCGAGATTTTTTATTTCTTGAATATCGCTGTAGGCCTTGCTTCTTAAATCAAGTAGTTGGTTGGACAAAACTTGTTTATCACTAAAAAACTTAGCCTTTAACTCACTAATCTCAATTGCTAATTGCTGCTTTTGCCCATTAGCCTTCAGATTAGCTATCTTGTCATTTTTAACAGTAAGTTCTGCCCTCAATATATCTATATCACTATTAATTATCTCGGCCGTCATTGTCCCTTCGTCAACAATAGAACGGTTGCACTCATCAATTCTTGCCGGAAAACTCTTGATTTTTTTATCTAACTCCAAAGCTTGGTATTTCCAAGTCTTTTTGGCACTGTCAACGCTTTTATCATTTAGAAGTTTAGCTAATCCGGCTAGCTCTTCACTGCTATTAATAACTTCCTCATCTGAAACCTCACCGCAGGTTTTAGTAATAATGCTTCTCCGTTCCTGCCATTTCAACTTCTCACTAAACCAATTAGGATCAGTTAATAACCTAAAAACATCTTCGTCTGTCAAACTACTTATATATTTCTTGTATTTCGTTATGGGCATAGGCTCCTGATTAATGAAACAATCTGTGGTATTACCTGTACATATTTCATTAAGCATGCCTTTAGGCCTGGTCCATGTTTCGTGGTAAACTTTTTTAAGTACCACAGTCTTACCGTTAACTTCAAAAGTGCCTTCTACTTCATGTCCTACTCTTTCTATTTCTTTGCCGTCAACACGAGTCTTAATGCCAAAATCCTGCTTGTTTTCACTGTTTTTGCCAAATAGCAGCCAGTGCATAGCATCTTTTATTGTCGTTTTTCCAGTGGCATTATCCCCATAAATGCTCACATTATTACCATCAATCTTCAAAGAAAACGACTTTATACCCTTAAAATATATTAATTGCAGACCTATTAAACGCATTTTAATTGGCCCCCTTGTCTACAACTGCTTCAAACATGGTTTTTAATTGTCGTGCGATTTTCAACTTTTTTAGGCCATTTGCTGTTTGATTAAGAAAACTAACTGCTTCAAACTTTTCAGATGAATTTTCTTCCATGTGTTCCGCAACTCGTGCAATACCAAATCCAATATGGCAGCTATCTCCTGCAATCATAGTAACTTCGGGATAACGTTCTTCGCAGTCCATATAAAGAACAACAGTTTTAACTTTATATTTATCAATAATTGCACCTAGCTCGGCTGCCATAGTTTTCATAGTTGCTGTTTTTTCCATTTTCTCATTCTCAATATTTTCCATTATTTTTAGCTCCTTTAATTTTTAATTATTAATTTTTGCCCAGGTTGGATAAACTTTTTACAATTTAATTCATTATCTTTGTTGATATAGTAAATAAGTTCCCTTGTGTCTTGGTCATTGCGCTGATACTTACTAGCGATATCCCACAATGTCTCACCACACCTTACGGTATGAGTAGTTACATATTTTCTATCTCTATCATCAGCATTTGTACTACGAATAACGCTAAACAAAGCTACTAAACAAAGTGCTATTCCTAAAAACCTCTTCATACCCTCACCCCTTTTAAAGAGCTGCCTCTGTTTTATCCGTTTTTTCTTCATTACAATTTTTTATATTGTAGCCAAATATTCTTGATGCCAAGGCTTGGTTTAATTGGTCTTGGCTCATTTTTCCATCGAAGTGAATCGTTACTGTATAATCTTCTTTGGAACGTTCCATTATTGCTTTCGCCCTCTTTTCTTGGCTTTAATAATGTGTTACAATAAAAATGTGCTAAATATTTCTTTGGTGGAAGTCATTTACACACATAAACCGTTCGTGTGCCAACACGTGCGGTTCTTTTTTTATGCCCTCTTACAGCTACGGCCATGCAAGCCCCGATGATTAATTTCATCTTTACGCAAATATCACCGAATAAAGCCTCTTCTTGTTGGTCAATGCAATCATCATCAGCTATTTCAAGCAATTTATTAACTGTGCTTGAAAACACGTTAGACACTAGCAAAGCATTAATTGCACAAGCTGCGATACCTCTTTCACAATCAACATCAGGCAAAAGCCTTTTCCCTACTACGCTATTTCGCAAATGTTTGTATCCTAGCCATTCGGCATGGTACAAATCCATCATGCCATTCGCAATATCGTCAGGAACTTTACGCCTGCCCGATTCATACTCCCTCAGTGTTGCAGAGTCTACTCCCAACTCCTCAGCCGCCGTTAATTGTGACAAATCGCTTAAAACTCGTGCGGTTAAATAACAATTTCGTGGGCCTTTCCTCATGCGCTCACTCTCCTTTCATGAGATAATTAAGCTAAATAGCATTAGGCAGTGTCTTTTCCTGTACTATTAGTACTTTTTGGAGTTAAAAAAATATCTTCAATTGGCCTATTTAATTTTTGCGAAATTTTCAAAGCTACATCTAAAGACGGATTACGCTTACCATTTTCTATAAAGGCTATATGCCTAGCAGTTACATTTGCTGCGTGTGCAAGTTCATCCTGACTCATATTTAATGCTTCTCTGTATTCTCGTAACTTTGTCATATTATCACCCCCTTTACGGTACTAATAGTACAGTACAAATAGTTCTTTGTCAAGCATTTTTTATATGTTATAATGAACACACAGTACATAAAGGAGAAAAAATATGTCAATTTTAGCAGAACGAATAAAAGAATTGAGACTTTCAAATAATATGACTCAGCGAGAATTAGCTGACAAACTAAATCTTTCTGCCAAAATGGTCTCGTTCTATGAGCTTAGTCAACGAGTCCCCCCTATGGACATTGTTTTAAAACTCACAAATATTTTCAATGTTTCTACGGACTACCTTCTAGGTAAGCTGGAAAATAAAGACAACCCCTATATAATTGGTGCCCAGACTCCCACCTCGAAAAGCATCACGATAGAAAAAAGCATAAGCAATTCAGCTCCTAAAGGCATAAAAATCCCTGTCCTTGGCCGTGTAGTTGCTGGCATACCACTCCAAGCCATCGAAAATATTGAAGGATATGAAGAAATATCCCCTGCTATGGCAGTTCGAGGCGAATTTTTCGCTCTACGAGTAAAAGGCAAGTCTATGGAACCCTACTTGCTTGAAAACGACACCGTTATAGTCAAAAAACAAAATGACGTTGAAAACAATGCAATTGCCATTATCCTTGTCAACGGTGATGAGGCTACTGTCAAAAAAATCAGAAAACAAGAGACTGGTATAACTTTAATAGGCTTAAACACTTCCGTTTATGAACCTCACTTCTATACCAATGCAGAAGTCCTCTCTCTGCCTATCGTTATTGTTGGTCGTGTTGTTGAGATAAGGCGTGCTTTACCGTAATAAGCATGTTTAAAAACAAAAAAATATAGCCATTCATAATTGAATGACCATACTTTGAATAAAACTATAAAGAAAAAATAAAGGTGGCGGATGTATGAGAAAGTTCATAGCATTAGTTGTTTTAACTTTTATGTTGTTTCTTCAAGGAAATGTATATGCATCAGATGATCCTTGGTATGATGCTGGTTATGCAATAGGCTCTGTAATTTCCAACGGAAATCCCGGCAAAGATGATAAAAATCTTTATATAGATAAATCATTTGATTTTACTAAAATCAAACGAATATGCTTTATTGCCAGCTACCCAGATAAATGCAGTCATTTTATCGATGATAAATATATAAGTAAAAAATACTCAGATATTTTAATTAAAGAATTTGAGGGCAGCAAAATCAAACTTGTTGATATTACCACTGCTTACGATAAGTTTCTTACACTATACCCCAATGTATCAAATACTGAACAATTCGTTTTTTTATTTAATGAATATATGCGAAATAACTATGATGCACTTTTGTATATCAATATCTATGCTTACAATCGTGGCTACTATAATACCGGTAATTGTGCTTTAGAGTTTAAATTGAGGCCAATTAACACTTATGGCCAACAAGGAACAGAGATTTTTTATATGAAAGACTTTAGACTACAAGCACCACGTTCATGGCCAGAAGGAATGATAAAACGAATTACCGGTAGGTTTAAAGATAAACTTATGGACACCATAAAAGAATCAAAAAACAAGAAGGAATATTGACCTATGAAAAAAATCGTATTGTTGTGTTTTCTTTTACTTCTAACTTTTGGCAACACTGCAAGCGCAGCCAATTGGCAATATGTCATGACTGCTAAAAATGGTGATACATTATTTTTTGACAGTGATACCCTCAAAGTTAATGAGTATAAATATCTTGATGTGTGGACAAAATGTGTTCTCTCGCCAAAAGCAAACTCTAAAGTCGCATATCAGATTTATCATGTCGAATTAAGTCAAACTCCTAGGTGCATGAAATTTCTCTCATTCTATAGCTATAGCGCAAATAATAAATTCATTGGTCAACATACTATCCCTTCTTCGTGGGATGAAATTATACCCGGAACTTATTCCGAAGCATTTTACAGAAAAATAGTTCAGTATTACAAGGATAAAGTAGCTAGTGATGCTCAGCAACTTTAGTATGTTTCGCCTTTCCAAATAGAACTGTTCAGCGTAAATCAAGAAAAGAGATGTCCTAATGAAAAAAATTCTAGTTTTAGCTTTATTTGCAACCATGGCAATTAGCAGTATCTGCTTTGCCGATACCTATGTTAATGGCTACCACCGCAGTGACGGGACTTATGTTCAAGGGTATCATAGATCTGATCCAAATAGCACCACATCAGACAATTATAGCCACCAAGGAAATACTAACCCCTATACTGGTCAAAGAGGCCATCGCAACGACTAAATAGACTTACGCTGAACATCTATATCATAATGCAACGCTACATAATCCACGTTATTAATTTATCATTTTATTTCTAAAAGAAGGTTGAAAATAATGGCTACACTAGCAAAAAAGGATTCTCTTTTGGATGAATATATGGCTCAGAAAAAAGAACTAGGAATGATGGACCTTTATGAAATTACACAAGACACAATTAAACATGGTGGAAAAATTAAGTTACTGTTGAACGATGCCACGAACTCATCAATAACACTAACAACTCTTGAAGAAGCTAAAAAGTTTTTTGAACAGTATTGGATGTAAAAGCGGATATGTCGCATATTATCTTTTGGGCACGCGAACTTTCGCAAGCTAAACTATCCCCCTGCATCTATTTGATGTAGGGTTTTTTCATAGTAAGTTAACGGGTTATAGTCAAGCAATGTCACAAAAATTAGACTACGAAAGCTTAATAGTCAAGCAAAACCGCAAATATTTGACTACTGAAACTTAAATACCAAAAACGAGGAGTAACATAATGAGAGCAGCCTTATACGCAAGATATTCAAGCGATAAACAAAGAGAAGAAAGCATAGATGCACAATTCATGATCACTCGTGATTATTGTGCTAATAAAGGCTATACGGTTGTTAGAGAATACGCTGATGAAGCACTATCAGGAAAAAGCACAGTCAAAAGAGTGCAATACAAGGCCATGCTTGCTGATGCTAAAAAAGACATATTCGACGTTATCGTCTTTCATAAAATTGACAGAAATTCAAGAAATGAACTTGATTATTACATTACCAAAGACCTTCTAAACCGTACCGGCATAAAATACGAATACGCAGCACAAAACATAGATAGCTCACCTTCAGGGCAACTAGTTGAAGGAGTATTGGTTGCCTGTGCCGCCAATTACCTACGTAATCTAGCTGAAGAAACAAAAAAGGGTCTAAACCTAAATGCCCATAAAGCTCAATTCAACGGTGGAACTCCCCCTCTCGGTTATAACGTGGATGAAGAAAAGCATTATGTTATAAACGAACTTGAAGCTAATATCGTAAAGATTATTTTCGATAGGTTCTACCGTGGTATTAGCTATAATCAAATTATCGCAGAATTAAACGAACGTGGTTATAAAACAAAAAGAGGAAGTACTTTCGGTAAAAACTCTCTGTATGACCTTTTGCGCAACGAGAAATATGTTGGCACATATTCTTACAATAAAACGCTCAAAAGCTACGGTGGCAAGCGTAATACCCATAAAAATACCCCTTCAGCTCAACTAATTGTTAAGGAAAATGCTATACCGGCTATAATAGACAAACACATTTTTGAGAAGGTGCAGGAAATCATGAATTTTAGATCTAAAACAAAAGCAAGTTCAAAAGCTATACACCCATATTTATTATCAGGGTTATTATCTTGTGGCGAATGTGGCAGTTCCATGACCGGCCATAGACACTCCGCACGTGGCAAATATTACTATTACTATGTATGCAGCAGTAAAGAACGCAAACTACAATGCACATCTAAACAAATTCGATGTGAGGTATTAGAAGATATCGTTATAAATAAAATTATTGAATCTGTATTTGGTTCTTCCGATAAAAATAAAATCAAACAACTATTAATAGAAGAACAAAAAAAAGCAGATGCCGCAGACAAAAGCAACCTAAATGCTCTTATAAATAGGCGTAGAGGTGCCGAAGTTCGCCTGGATAATCTATACAACATTATAGAACTAGGAAATACTGACAACAGAGATTTAAAACGTTTTAACTCAATTAAAGAGGAATTGAATATACTGGACTCCGATATAGAAAAAGAGAGGGAAAGTGTCGAATTGACACCCCCCTCTTTTGAAGAAATCATGAAAAGTTTAGAAGTATACAAAGATGTTCTTGCAAACAAAAAAGACACGCAAGAGCTGCGTGCCTTCTTAACAACATTCGTTCAATCAATAATTGTATCTGAAACTAAAGTAGAGATACACATGAATTTCAACAGTGTTGTCGGTTTTGTGGTGCCGAAGGCCGGACTCGAACCGGCACGCTTGTAG